CGTACTCCAAAGGCGTGTCATTTGCTATTTTGTATGGCGCAGGTCCTAAGAAGATTAGTGAGATGCTTGGCATCGACATGGAGCTATCTAAGGCATTGGTGAATACGTATACCACAGCTGTTGCGCTGGGTTTGAAAACCATGCAAGACACAATGCGTAAGCGTTATAAGTTAGGTCAACCATTGAAGACTATTGGCGGTAGGCTTGTCAAAATGGAGCCACCCAAAATCATTAACGGTCGTCTGCGTGAGTTTGACTACAAAGGCGTCAATCTTTTGATTCAAGGCTCTGCTGCTGATCAGGCCAAGGCTGCTATGCTGTTGTATCAACAACGTCGACAAGGTAGTAGGTTGCTGTTAAGTGTGCATGATGAACTGGTTATTTCAGCGCCTGCTGACGCAATTGAACGTGAGGCTGATTGCCTTACATGGGCAATGTGCAATGCCTTAGAGATGGATGTCCCTATGGTTAGTGATTACAAAGTTGGTGACTCATATCAGGAGACTAAATGAAAGATGATGTTGAATTTTGGGTGCGGTGGACTATCTTTGCCATTGCAGTTATCATTGTTGTGTTAGACACTTCTGTCTGGAGACCGTAATGGCATTTTCAAATTCATCCATCAAGACATATGAGGAATGCCCATACAAGTACAAGCTAACTCGCATTGAGCATCGACAAGAGCCTACAGGCACTGCCGCTGAACGTGGCAAAATGATTCACAGTGAGTTTGAAGGCGCACTGGTCAATTTGAATCTTGTACCTGCAGAACATGAGTTTTGGCAAACATACATTGGTGAGCTGGTCACAAAGAAGACGCGCAGTGAGGTTGAGTTTGCCGTCACACGTGACTGGTCTATGTGTGGCTTTAAGGACTCACATGCTTGGCTAAGGGGTATATATGACGCTGTGTATTTCGATGGCGCCAAGGCCCACGTCCTTGACTGGAAGACAGGTAAAGAAAGAAACTATGGTGACCAATTAAAGTTGTATGCCACAGTGATTCTTGCATGCTACCCAGACGTAAATGAAGTCACTACCGAGATTTGCTACATTGACTTACAAAAGCGGCAAGCGCAGCCTACCTACAAACGTAGCCAACTGGCTGAGCTAAAAGAATGGATGGCAGAACGCATGCTCAAGATTGAGAATGACACCATCTTTGCGCCAAACCCTAGCGCCAATTGCAGATGGTGCCACTTTCGTAAAGACAACGGCGGGCCTTGTCAGTGGTAACCAAAGTCATTCTTGAAAAGCACCTTGAGCAATACTTCACTGCGCAATGCAAAAAGCTTAAGCTACAAACGTTGAAGCTGCACATACGATTTACTCGTGGATGGCCTGATCGTCTTGTGCTGTTGCAAGGTGGCAAGATTCTTTGGGTCGAGTTGAAACGCCCGGGCGGCAAGGCGTCGCCGCTGCAAGAAAAGAAACATAAGGAGATGGCTGCATGGGGTCACCATGTTTATGTCATAGATTCTAAGGAGGGTATTGACAATGTATTGGGAACCGCATGAATATCAAAAAGAAGCTGTTAAGTTTCTGATTGAACGTGGCTCAGGTGCGCTATGGCTTGACCCAGGGCTAGGTAAAACTGCTGTTGTGTTGTCTGCGTTTAAGGTCTTACGCACCAAAGGTCTTGCAAAAAAGATGCTGGTGATTGCGCCTTTGCGGCCTGTGCATAGTGTGTGGCCTGCTGAAGTCAAAAAGTGGGAGCAGTTTGCAGGCTATGCAGTTGGCGTATTGCATGGTGGCAACAAAGCCAAAGTGTTGAAACAAAACCACGACATTTACGCAATCAACTTTGAAGGTTTGCAATGGCTATCGTCGCAATTGAATGGTAAGACTTGGCCATTCGATATTCTTGTTGTTGACGAAATCTCATACATGAAGAATACGCAAACACAGCGATTCAAAACTTTAAAAATGGTGCTAAACAAGTTTACCCGTCGTTGGGGTCTTACAGGTTCACCAGCGCCAAACAGTTTGATTGACATCTTTGGCCCACAATTTATCATTGACCAAGGTGCCACGTTTGGCCCTTACATTTCTAGGTTTCGTACTGAGTATTTCTATCCATCAGGCTTTGGTGGGTATGAATGGAAGCTACTGCCTGAAGGTGAAAAGAAAATCTACGATAAGTTGGAAGGCAAGGTACTTCGCATGGCGGCGCTAGACCATTTAGACCTGCCAGATCTAACATACAACAACGTGGTTGTGGAGTTACCTGAAAAAGCCAGAAAGATCTACGACGCCTTTGAAAACGCATTGACCATTGAAATCGATAATGGCAACATTACTGCAGTCAACGCAGCAGTGGCAATTATGAAAGGGCAACAAATTGCCAATGGCGGGTCATACCTAGATGATGATGGCTCAGGCATTGGCAGGGTGACTACTCACATTCATGACGCCAAGACTGATGCTGTGGTTGATTTAGTTGAAGAACTTTCAGGTCAACCTTGCATCATTGGCTATCACTTTCAACATGACCTTGAACGTCTAAAGAAAGTATTCCCAAACGCGCCAGTGATTGGCTCAGGTGTTGTTGGCGCAAAGCTTGATGCCATCATTGACAAATGGAATGCCGGAGAAATAGCGGTGCTGCTTGCGCACCCCATGTCTGCAGGTCATGGCCTTAATTTGCAAGGCACTGGTCACGCTGTCATATGGTATTCATTGACGTGGTCGTTGGAAATCTATGAGCAGTTTATTCGTAGGCTTTGGCGCCAAGGTCAGAAAAATCATATTGTGGTGCATCACATTATTGCTAAAGATACTGTCGATGAAGCAATTCTGAAAGCAGTAAAACGCAAGAATAAAACGCAACAAAATTTAATGAATGCTGTACGCGATTACATACGTCGTGATACAATTGAAACTGTTGATATTTGAAAGGAATCCATGCATGTCCCACGTTAACCCATCACTCGAAAAAGGTATCACCATGTCTGAAACACAGAAGCGCCGTCGTGCCAATAAGAAGTCAATCATCACAATCAAATCCATTGCTAATCCAAAGCGTCAAGGCACCTTGGCACATGGTCGGTTTGAGTTGTACAAAGACGGTATGACAGTTGCTGATTACGTTGCAGCAGGTGGCCGCACAGGTGATGTCAACCACGATGCAGAAGCAGGCTACATTGAGTTGTCATGAACATCTTAATTACCGGCGTCACAGAGACGCATACCAATCATCAAAATAGGGCAAGCTCCACCAAGTTTGTCTCCATTCCTGAGCTTATGGCTAAGGCATTTCAACAACTTGATCATGACGTTGACCATCGTTCTGTCAAGGTTGGTGAGGATCTCTCTAGGTACCACAAAGTGTTTGTGTATTTATACCCCTTAGATCACAATGCATTGAACCCTGAAGGTGCTCTATGGGCCTTAGAAAGCCGATACGACTCATACGTTTGCTTGGACGATTGGTCATTCCAAAAAATCTTACATACATGGGAAGACAAAATTGCGCCCGAGGATCTTTGCAAACACACATGGCTTGCGCCATTGTTCCCATGGGGCGATACTGCATTGATGGGTTTGCCTGTTGATGACATACGTTCATGGGACCCGTCACCATTGTGTGAATTGCCAGCTAGCCATCACATGCAGTGGGGCAAGCGTAAAGCTGAGTGGTACAACGCATCACTTTCAAAGGACGCACATGAATGGGCAACAAGTCAAAACCTATCATGGCCAATTCACAGTATTGGTGGAAAAAGTCTGGGGCAACCACGTATCCTTGAAAGTGAAGTTGTCTGGCAGTACGGGTCATACAAAGGAGTTCTCTGTCCAACTTACACCCATGCCGGCTGCGGCTGGTGGCGTGTCAGATACTTACATGCTGCTCATGCCGGTTGCGTATTGGGAGGAAGTCATAAAGAGCTTGGCATGATGCATGACTCGTACAGTCATACATTGCATGAGTTAGAAAAAATGCCTGATGCTGAGCTTGAACGCATTGCGGCAACGCAGGCAACAAATTTAAAAACGGCAACACTCGAGCAAACACTGACAAAACTTGAAGGATGGCTAAATGATCGTAATTCTAGAAGGGCCTGATGGCGGTGGCAAAACCACGCTGGCAGAGCAGCTTCGGCACGTGTTGCAGGAAAGAACTATGGTCCATAGTATTAAGCATGGCCCATACAAAGGTGTTGACAGCGAGCAGCTGTGCAAAATCTATTTTCGTTCCATGTCGCAAGCATTGACTTACGATGACACCGTCATTCTTGATCGTTCTTGGTTATCTGAGCCTATCTACGGTGAAGTGTATCGCAATGGCGCAAACCGCGTTGATACGCCGCGCCGCAGAATGCTTGAACGCGTTGCGCTATCGCGCGGTGCTGTGGTGGTGCATTGCCAACCTGACATTGAGGTATGCGTCAAAACGTTCAAGTCGCGTGTTGATGATGAGTACCTTGACAACACAGAGCAGCTTGAAGCTGTGTATCACGGGTATGAATCGCTTTCGCAGCGTACATGCCTTCCAGTAATACCTTATGATTACGAACGCAATACACTCGAGGGACTTCTACCCAAGCTCATGGATAGATCCACACAGAATCCAGCAGCAGGTGGTGGCTGTTTCAAGAAAGACAACATTTTGATGCTTTGTGATCGCGGCCCACGTACAAACGTACGAGCATCTGCAGCTGTGGTGCCATTCATCAACTTTCTAGACAACGACGGCCCAAGCCGTATGTTGACTGAAACGTTGGAACGTGAAGGCATTCCTGAAAGCAGCGTCTACTGGGCAAACACACAAACATATCAAGGCACACCTGTAGACGTGCAGTTCATTAAGCAGTTGCAACCATCAAAGATTTTTGCCCTTGGCAATAACGCGTACACGTGGGCATTGAACAACAACGTGCAAGCTTACAAGCTGCCACCACCCCTACATCACATGCAAAATTACCCAAACCAACCGTATCACATCATGGAGTCAGACTATGGAAATGCTGATTAAAAACGAGCAAGAGCTTGTGCGCATGTATTACGTGCTGCAACAGCAGGGTAAGTGGACGCAACCTCGCGGTGAAAAGACTCTTGAAATCGAAAACTTTAGCTACACGGTCAATCCATTTGTAAGGTTCAACTCATTCAAAGGCCGCAACTTCAACTTAAAGTACCTTAAGCGTGAAATGACTTGGTACATCAAAGCTGACCCTATGGACTTATCCATTACTGAACATGCGGCGCAATGGGGTAAGATTGTCGCCAATGGCAAGCTAAATAGCAACTATGGTAGCTACTGGTTTGGCAGGTTTGGAGTTAAGCACATTGTCAGATTGCTGCAGCAGGATAGCATGTCACGTCGAGCAGTCATCCCAATGTATGGTACAGACACTGACCATATGGATATGGAGGCAAAAGATGTTCCGTGCACTTTGGCTATTGAGTTTAGGCTTCGTAATGGGCACCTTAACATGCGAGCTATTATGCGGAGCCAAGACATACTATGGGGTATGGGGAATGACCTTCCAACGTTTTCGTTCCTGCAAGAAATTGTGGCCACATTACTCAATGCTGAAATGGGTACATTGACAGTGTCTGTTGGCTCGTTTCATGTGTATGAGTCACGCATAGAAATGTTCAACAACATCATCAGTGCTGCAACGCATGAACCTGTTGAAGAGAAGCCGCCTCGCATCAGCCGCTATGAAGCCCATCTGCTGATGGACTCTAAAATCAACCCAACATTTGAGTTCTCAAAATGGCTACTGAACGTCTAAGCGCCGAAGAAGTATTGCGTGAATACACCTTGCAAATGCTGAGGCAAGGGTATCAGATGCACGAAGTTGTTGAGGCTCTTATGAGTCTCAAAATCGAAATGGCCAATGCCATGCAATGGCAACAGGCTATAAGTGACGCATTGTACCGGCCCTAAAGTCGTGATATAATGCATTTGTGGGCTTCTCCACATTGACTATTGAAAGGTAACCGAGATGGAAAAAATACATTGGACAATTACAGAACGTGAAACTGTGCTTGAAGGCGCAGTACAAATCATGAATAGCAGCACGCTATCGCCATTGGAAGCACTTCGTGCAGCGCAAACGCATTTACCTGCATCACGTAAACGCTCGTTTGCATCGCACTCTGCAGCTGTTGGCTTAATTCAAGAGCTAAAGTTGCGTGTAGTAAAGCATGTGCCTAAAAAGAAAGCCATAGAGACACCTACACCTGTGGAATCAGTGCCTCCAGCGCCGCTCGTTGATGCTCCAGTGATGGCCAATACGTTGGATGATCTGGTCAATTTGATTGCCAAGCACATAGCCCAAACATTCAAATCACAAATTCATACAGCAATCAAAGAGCTAGAGCATGAGTTCAAAATACCTAGGCATGATCCTACGTACGTTGCAACTGGTGTACACAAGCCAAAAATTGTCATCATTGGTTTGCTGAATGACCAAGCCCACATTGTAGCTCGTGAGTTTTCAGACAAGTTTGAACTGAAGTTTCTTGATGCTGACAAAGCCGTAGGTTTATCGCCATCGGATGCAGATGCCTATTTGCTAATGAAGAATTTCATTAGACATGCTGTGTATTACAAATACCAGCAATTTCCCAACCACGTCTTGATTGATGGCGGTGTAGCCACATTACGTTTATGGCTACACACCAAAGGCAAAGACCTATAACTCAGTGTACGTAGCCACCATACTTGTAGGCCAACCCTGCAAGTGTGGGGTTACCCATATACTTAGAAACAGGCATCACAGCGCCACCTTTGGCGTACCCCTGTGGAGGTTCATCGCGGTACTCGCGGCGTAGAGCTAAAAGTCTGTCAATCAATGCTCGACGAATTGCAGGTGTTAAGCCTTCACCATCCCAAAAAGCGTAAATTTCGTCTTCTCCATCACGCAAATCTTGAATAACTCTATCAATCTCACGAACTGCCTCAGGGCGACCGCTGTCTTCAGCTATTTCTTCAACAGACTCAATGTATGGCCCCATGGTATACTGTATAAGTTCATCATCTATATCTGCATCAGCGACGTTTGGCTGCTGCGCAGGTAGGTTATCTACGTTCCCATCATAGCCACGCTGCCTAACAACGTCTGCTAATGCTTCCCGCTCGCCATCTGTAAGGTCAGTAAGCCCACCGCCCATTGCGTCGTCCAAAACAAACTGCGCCAAGTCTGCGTTTGAGTAGTTCGTAGGGTCAAAGTCGCCTTCTTCAATCGCGTTGGCTATTGCGTCATTAAACTCTTCATACAGTTCGCGTATACTACGACCTTGCTGTGGTTCAGCAACTTCTGGTGCCGGTTGTACTATAAGTTGCTGCTGCTGCCGCTGACGATGCTCTGCTTCAAATCTTCGAGCAAGTGCTTCACGTGCGTAGTTGTCTAGATCATAAACGTTGAATCTGCGTGTAAGCATTGCAGCTGCTGTGAGTGTAGGAACGCCGTCTGCTGCAAAGCCAGCATTGTCTTGCAGCATGGCTGCAAACGACGCATCAATCTCGCCTAGGTCTGAAGGCGTAAGATGCTGTTGAAGAAAGTCGTCTGACATATTCATAATATCGCGTGACACAGGCGCAGGTTGCATGCGCTGCTGTTCACGTTCTTCAAACACTGCTGCAAATGACTCTTCTAAACGTTGTGCAATATCAAGCAACCCTTGCTCAACATTTACTCGTACTTCAACATCAGCACCGCGAGCTGTATGACGCCGCAAACGGTTGATAAACCCATGTGGGTCATCTTCAAAGCTCAAGTACTCAGTTATGTCTTCAATAACACGGCCTACGCGCTCGCCAACGTCCTGGCCGTATGTGCGAAATATGTTACTCATCTCGTCGTCAATCATAAGGTTGGCATACTCGTCAGTCATAACCGGCATAGTGTTAGTGTCTCTTGCGTACACATCACGAAAAAGATCTGCTTGTTGCTCAGTTGTTGTAAGTCCTGCCCTACCTTCTATGTCGTCAGCAACTGCGTTCATAGCGTTTTGGCGCTCTGCTTCAGGCATACGACGAAACAACGCATGATCTATGGTGCCATTGCGTAACGCAAATATTGTGTTTGAAATTGCAGGCGTATTAGGCACGCCTTCAGGACTTACGTCCATGTAGAACAGCTCATTTGAAAGGTTGTTGATAGTAGGTTGGATTGATTGTATGTATAGTGATGGGCCTTGCTGACGATTGGCGCCGTGCTGATCATCAGGCAACATAGCGTCTACTATTGCGCCAATATGACTTTCTTCAAACGCGTTAGCAAGCTCATTTAAGCTAAGCTCAACCAATTCACTTTCTTCTTCTGTTCCTGCTCTACGAAGAGCTTGCGCATACTCAAGTGGGTTTGCATTTGGGCTAATGTTCTCCGCAATTCTAAACACAACAGTCTCTACACGATTGGCTACTGGCATGCCTTGTTGTCTACGAAGTGTTTGAATAAAGTCGCCTATATCGGGCAGTTGCGCTTGTGGCTGCGCAGGTTGCGGTTGTTGTTCGGCATTGCGAGTAACTACTTCCCTAACTTGCTCACGAGCTACTTCTAAATGGCGCATAACGTCTGCAGTTTGTTGACGTGACAAGCCTTGCAAAAACTCGCCTTGCCTATGTCTTTCGCTAATGCCTTGAAGTCTTGTGCTCATATCAAATAACAGCTCGCGGCCAATCTCATCAAATGATAGCCCATTGCCTTGACCGTCAATGGTGATGTCATCCAGTATACTGCGTATACGTTGCAACACGCTATTTGCAGCTTCGTTTGGGTGCTGCAACGCATTAACATATGCACTCACCATTTCTTGTCTAGGCGTATTGCGTGGTGCAGCACGTGCAGCGCTTAATACACTTACTGCATCAGTAACGTCCCTTGCAATCAGCTCACGCTCAACAGGCGTTAATGTGCTAAGGTCATTATTGCCAATTTGCCCGCCATTAATGATGGTGTCTACGACTGTACTTGCAGGCGACTCATTCATACGAATTTCACGCAGTGCTCTTACAACGATGTCATCATACCGTGTGGGGTCACCTACAGCAGCTGCCAAATCAGCTATTGACATTGTGTCGGCTTGCTCTCTGGTAATTTGTGCCATACGAGCTTGTGGAGTGTCTAGCGCGTTTTGCAAATTTCCTTGTGCTACTATTTCTCTTGCGCCAGTAAGTATGTTGCCAAGCCCTTCATGCAAGTCTTCCAAGCTTATGTAATGGTATGTACGCGCAGTTTGGTTGACATCACGCATAAGCATTTCAAGATCTGTACGCATATTCTCAATACTGGTCAAAGGATTGCTTGGGTCCCAACGCTCATTAAGAATAGGCATCACTTCGCTGCGCCATGCAGAGTTATTGATTACTTCAAACGCGCTAACTATGTCAGCTTGCATGTCGTCTATAGTTTGTTGCGTAAGCCCTGTGCCTTGTACAGGCACTTGCCGCTGCTGTTGCTGCACAAATTGATCTTGCTCTAATAAGTCAGCACGTTCGTTCAAAGCACGACCAACTTCAACAAGGTTAGGTCGCTGATAGTCGCTTGCTCTCAATATCAAATTGCCTAAGCTGTCGCCTACACCTGCAATGTCGTGTGCCGCGTTTCTAGCATCACGAGAATCATAAAGGCGCGCTGCAAGATTGCGCAACTGCGCAGGAGTTTCAAGAGGCGGGTCGCTAAACTCAATAAAAAGACGCGCAATTTGTGGAGCTCGATCCCTTGCAATTTCTTGTCGGCGTGTTAATTGCGGCGCAGGTGCAACAGGCGCTTGCTGTTGTGCAGGCGAAAGTTCAGCAATCAATTCATTAAGTCGCGGGATCATGCCATTTGACACAACGGCGTTAAGAGCATCTATTGTCCTATCTGGCGCGCGATTGCTGTTGATAGCGTCAGTCACATGCTGTGTCAAATACTCACGTACGTTTCTTAAACTTTGTACTGTGTTATTGGGGTCAAAGTCTAAAGTCCCTGAAAACACAAGATTCTGAAGTCCAATAGATGATGGGTCAATTGCAAGTTGCGTTTCGATCAATGTGCGCACAACGTCATCACGCGTTATGCTTGTTGGAGCTTGCTGTGGTGCAGGCTGTTGTTGCGCAGGCTGTTGTTGTACTCTTGCAAGGCGTGCGTCAATGTCAGCAATTTCGTGGTTGATGTCGTCAACAAGAACTTGCAATTCTGCAGGTGATTCACCGGTTTCACGCAAAGCTTCAAGTTCTGCAAGCAATACATTCTTGGCTTGAGTCAATGCACGAGCATTGTCAGGCGCGTCAGCGCTAGGCACAGGAGCGGCGATTGCTTGCTTAAAGTCATTTTTATCAAAAAAACGTGGCAGCCGTTGCAAAATGTCAGGGTTGGCTTTCAATGCTTCTTTTTCAGCAGTACCTAGTTCACTGCGTGCAAATCCCATACTTGAGCTATTAGTTTTGTCAAACAAGCTGTAACGGTTTTGCAAATCGCTAGGCGAGTCAACCTTAAAGCTTGATACACCTAATGGCGCGTTGCCTTCAGCTACGTTATTCAAAAAGTCTTTGATTGACTTATGATACTCAGGCTTAATAGCTTCACTATTGTTGAATCCAGACAAGAACTCTGTGGTCCATCTACCATTGCCTAGTCCTTGCCAGCCAATCGTTGTGATGGGGTACCCAGTCTCAGTGTCACGCAAACTAGCCACAACGTAACTACCATTATCGATCTTTTCAGCGTAACGTGTACGTGACCTTGTAGCCTTAGGCTCAAGTGCGCCTGATGCCACGTTGTACATAGGTATCCACCCATGCTGTCTGCCTGTCAATTTATTTCGCATCTTCTTATCAACTGACCCAGCTTCGCCAATGCAATGGTTTAGCAACGCAGTGTCATCACTTGCAAGCTTGTCAACTTGATCGATAGGCATGCTGCTATCCAAGAAGATAGCGCCTAGCTTATCAAATCGCCGCTCTTGTGGAACTTGATCGACAATGCCTTTCAATCTTGTGTTTGCAGTGACAACAAAGTTTTTGTCTAACTCTTTGCGTGCTGCGTACGCTTGCGCTTGCTCCTCACCGTATTTGCGTGCAAGCGGCGTAAAGTCTTTTAGCTTAGGCACTACTTTCAACGGGATTTTGCCTGACATAACATCTTCAGCAATTTTTGTACCTAGAGCCATAGTGTCCATTGGGCCTGCGCCTACGCTATACACAGGTTGATCAGCACTTTGCTTCATAAGCTTAGGGTAAAACTGCTGCATGCGCGGCATCACTTTTGATTGCGCTGCGCTTGCTATGTACGGTGTCACAAGTTGGTCAACCAAGTCTTCGTACGCCATGCCTAACGTTGTATTGTCAACTTTTTGCTCTAAGTCTTTGACAACGGCTTCATCTTTTTCTTTTTGTAATTGATTTGCTTTATAGTCTGGAAACAGCACACGTGTTTGTTGCCCAGGCCCAGTCGCAGCTTCTTGTGCTGCAACAATCTCAAATGATGCAGCAGCAGCTTCTTTGGCTTGATCAAGTTGTACTTGTAGCTGAAGACGCTTATGGTACGTGGTGCCTTGCGCAGGAAAACCTGCAGCTAAGCGGTTACGCTTTGTAACGTCTGTAGGTGGTAAGTCACTTGCTGCTTCTAAAAGCTTTTCAGGCTCCATGACTGTCTTGCCTTCTTGCGCAAGCAGTAACTGCGGATCACTTGGTGTACCTGCATACTTAGACACCCATGGCACGTATTCATCTTGAATCATTGTTTGCACTGCATTGACGCGCTGTTGGTGCTCATCAAATGTTGGTAACTTAAACTGTGGGTGTGCTTTTGCAAAGCGAGTCAAAAGGTCGCGTTGGCGTTGCTCTTTTGCAGCTGGGTCTGAATACAACGTCTCTGCAGCATTTTTAGCGTCTTCAATGTTGACAATGTCGGGGAACATCTGCCGCAGTTCTGCTTCATTGAAATCTTTAAGCGCTTGTTTGACATTCCTTGGCGCCATTGCTAGGTATCTATTACTGTATTGCCGAGCTGTCTGTTGCGCATCGCCAAGATCTAATGCGTCAAGCATTTGTAGTGCGCGTCGGCGCTGCTCATCAAATGGCTCAACACGCACATCAGCGCTAACTGTAGGTGGTACCTTAGGCACAATGGTTACGCTTTTGTCCGGCCTTACAGCGTACATTTGTGTGGCAGGTATGAACGCATCAGGCACGCCAGGAATTGGGTTTAAGCCTTGCTCTTTGCGGCGCTGTATAGTGTCGCCAACTGACCCAGCTGCTCCTTGCAACTTTGTGCCGTATGTTGGCTTGTTTGTGATGGGGTCAATGCGCCTAAAGCCACTTTGTGCATTTGCAAAGTCAGTTGGTATGTCGCGCACTTGAGTAGCAACACGGCTTGTTTCACCTAAAATAGCACGTGCATCATTAGGTGTAAGCACAGGGCGGCGTTGTCCTGATGCTACAAAGCCTGAGCCTCTAGGTCCTGCAGGCACCACAGGAAGATTTTGCAAAACCTTGTAAACAGGTTCCATAATTGCTTGCCCACCAGGTGTTTTTGGATGCAATTTACTATAATACTTTTGCATCAACTCATTTATTGATGGCTGCTGTTCTCTTTCTTTTGCAACACGTGCAGCGTTTTCTTGGTCACCAAATAAGCTGTATAGCCCTTGTGAGCCTGCCTTACTTAGATCAGTAATACCTGCATCAGCAATAGCTTGCCAAGTAGGAATAATGGCAGCAGGCGAAAGAGACACGCCTATGCGACCAACGTCACCTAACACATCTTTAACTTCAAACCCTTTTTGAATGGCTTTTCCAACCATCTGCCTTGGTGACATGTCGCCAACCAATGGGCGGTCGTAAAAAGTTTTAGGCGCTGGGTATCTGCTAAGAAGCCTTTGCATTTCGTTGGCTCTATCCGCAGAATCCATCCCATATGTGCCGTCAAAATCTTCTTTGGTAATAGGCACTTGCCTAAGTTGATTGGCACGTTGCGGCACTGGGATTTGCAAGTATGCAGGTTGTTGGACAGGTCTAGGTACAGGCGCGTTGTCGCCTGTGCCATCATCACCAGCGTAATTGCCAAACTGGTCAAAGATATCAGCCATTACTTTTTACTTTTTTTGGCAGTTTTTGCAGATGCTTTAAAGTCAGCAGCAGTAGGCGCATCTTTGCTACCGGGCTTGCGCATGCGCTCGCCTGATCCTGCTTTAATGCGTTCTTGCTTGGCGTGAATGTTTGCGTATAGTCCGGGTTTTGTAGCCATGATTAACAGTTCCATCGTTTAAGTGATGCTTTAGCCCGTTCTGCTGGGCCTTTGGCGTGATCGACTACCCCTTCCATGCGGGCACAGAAACTAGCCTTACGTCCTTTGTCTGCTTCAGTTTTAGGGTTAGGGGCAGGGGCTTTAAGATTGCTGCCTGTTGCAGCATTAAACTTTGCCCTACCTTTAGCTGTGAGCCCAGCGCCTTTAGATGTAGGTAGCTTTTCGCCTCTACCTATACTCAGCGACACATCTTTTTTTGTAGCCATGGTTACTCCTCAGTGGCGTATTTTTTCATCAACTCTTTAAATTCTGCATCTTCGCTTGCCTGCGCATCTTCAAGCCATGTTTCTTCTAGTAAAGGGTCAGGCAACTTAGGCGATTCGCCAGCTGATGCACTAATTGCCCCTGAAACTACACGTTGCCGCTTCACATCTTTCTTTGCGCTTGCTGCAAGTTTTGCAGCGCCTCGCTCTAACTGCGTCAATACGTTGTCAATTTCGTTTGGTGTAGATGCTTTAAGCATTGTAGACAATTTTGCTGCAGTTTTTTCAGATAAAGGCGCACTATTGTTCAAAAACTTAAGAACGCGACTTACAAGCGCACCTGGGGTAGATGTGGCAGCATCAAGTGCCTCACCCGCAATGTCAAACATGCCTTCTTTAGCTTCAAGATCTTTAACTGCTTCAGCCCTATTGGTTGTACGGCTATTGCGTACCATCTGTTGCGCATTTCTGAATAAGTCAGCTTCACGCATTAACGCAGCTTCAAACAACTGATACTGATTGGGGTCATCAAACAAAGCTTCAAGACGTTGTCTTGTGTTGGCAGCGCCAATAACTTTTTGCGCAGCATTAATTTGGTTAGGCGTTTCGCCAATCCTAGTCAAAATGCTTTGCGCAGCGCCTATGCGCAATGCGTCTTTCTCAGCGTCTGACATTTTAGCAATCATTGCCTTAGCGCGGTCAGGCAAAAGTTTTGGAGAGAAAAAGTCTACACGACCTAGCTCAAGTGCATCAAGAACCTCGCGGTCACCTGCGTATTTAGACCGTGCCAGTTTATATGCGGATTGACCATTAACGGTTGTAGCCTCATCTATGACATTAACAAATTCTTTCTTAAGATTCTTAAGCGCGCTAGCTTCTGCTGAAGACATGCCATCGCCTTTATACCCTTTGTCAATCAAAGCGTCAATGCCGCGTTTGATGTAGTCAAGAGTGCGCACATCTGGTGCCTGACCAATTGTAGTGTTGCCAGCACTATCCACAGTATAGATAGGCTTAAGATCAAAGCGTGAAGTGTCCTCACCACGCAACTCAGCTGTACGGCGTTCTTTATTGGCAATAGCACGTGCTTCCTTGTATGCTTGCTTAAAAGTATCATCTTCCAAAACACGCATAATACGTGGGTCATTTACAGTACCAAACGCATAAGCATCGTCATACATGTTGTTTGCATTGCTGCGCAATGTAGAAAGCATCTGATCTTCTTGTTGCACAAAGTTTTGACCTTTGCCAACTTGCTGCCCCACACGTTTGGATACGTCGTCACGACCTGCCGCAAGTCTGTCTTCCATTATTGTGCCTAGCTGTTTGCGGCCAGGGCCGGGCTTGGTTATTACAGCTTCGCCTAACGATGTCAACGACGGTGTAGCATCTGCCAATGTTGATTTAACCGCCAAAGCACGATCTTTGTTCAAAATGTTTCGCACAGATTGCATACCTACATCGTCACGTCCCATGGCTTTAAGTACTTTTCGAATGGCAACGTCACCAGCATGCGTTGCTGAAGGTAGCACTGCATTCTTTATAGCTTTAAAACCTTCGCCTGTTTTAGTAACAGCCTTACCAATTACAGGACCTAGTACAGCAGTTGTTGCGCCTGTCTTGGTGCCTTCAGAAAAACGATCACCCATGTTGCCTTCAGCCGCACCCATGCCAGACACAAAGCCTTGCGCACCGGCAGAACCTGAAGTTTTTGCAAGGTTATATAACTTTTGCCCGCGGCTCATTAAGTTGGCAGTGCCTGCAACTGTGCCTGCTTGACCACCAGGGACAAATGCTGCTGCAACTGTTGGAATAGCCCCTGACACAAGTTCTGTGCCTAAAGCTGTGTACGGGTGCGCATTGGCAAACGCTGCATACTTAGCCCTTTCTTCATCAAGAACTTCTTCATATGGCCTGTTCTCCATTTGCGCACGAACCCTTGCAATAGCCTCATCACCAAATGAAAACCCTGCGCCTTGCCCAACAGCACGTGCAAAATTGGCAAGTGAGTAGTCAGCATCTTCTTCTGTTGGAACGTAGTTGCGAGGAGGCGTGCCGCCTTCTTGCATTCGCACAGCGCCCCCATTGGCAAAATTCATGCTGTAGTTGGCTTGGTATTGAGGCTTGCCATATGTAGGCTTGGTGGCGCCAACGCTTATACGACCAGGGCCTACTGGACGATCATAATTGATAAACCGCGCGTCCATTTGGTTTTTGTTTGCAGGCAAATAACGTGAAGCGGCTATACCGCCAGTTAAATTACCACCTGCAACTGGATATGACGCTTGCAAATCAACTAGTCGAACTGGGGCACTTGCTGGTTGCATGGCAGACATTGCTACTTGGCCTTGACCTACAGGAACTGAGTAGCGTGCAGCCAACGCACCAAAATTTTGTGGACTCACATCAGGTGTGCGGCTTACATGACCTTCAACTGAACCGTACCCAGGGCCTATCTTGCGCCCAACTCCTACCATGGCAGATTCTTGTCGCCCATGTCTACCTTGGCTAACATTGGCGCCTTTCATATAGTCGAGCCATTCGGCGTCAGACATTTGCCCGCCGTCTTCCATCTTAATGTAGCCGCCATTTGCAAACTCTTCTGTCTCTGCTCTATGCATAGAGCCAGACTTTGTTTGCTTGATGATGTCTTCGTATTCTTTGAGTTTTCGAACAGCGGCGACCATGGCGTTTTCAAAAATAATCTTGCGCTCACCAGCACTCATGCTTAGTGCGCCCTCAAGTTGCAGTAAAAGCTCGCGTTCGCCTTCTGTAGGACTACCCCCAAAAATGATTTTCAACTGGCTCAGTGCATTTTTGCCCATGAGATTTTCAAGCTCAGTAGTTGCTTTTACGCCTTCTGAATCTCCGACAATGGGTAAATTTCTGCCAATACTGCGGCGCACACCTGCACCAAAACCCGAATACGCTTTTTCATTGATATCTATGGCTTTTTTAAGATTCAGAATCAACGATTTACCTGCACTAATCGCCTCTTGTGACTTACGAATAGCGGCACGGTCATCTGCAGTTAGCTTTACCTCTGACCGTTCTTTTTGCAACGCTTTAACACGTGCATTGAATTCAGGCGTGCCGGGCTTAAAGCCTTCATCAAATGCTATTTTGCCTAAAGGTGAGACAGGTTTGTTTGCCTCGCCTGTACCTGCGCCATCTTTGCTAGGGGCAATGTGGGTAGATTTTCTGATAATTGCATTTGCCCGAGCAAGGTCAGCTTTAGGAGTTGAGCCAGGTGTCTTTGACTCCGCCATC